TGATGCTGTTGCCGCTGAGTGGTTTGCACCAGCTGGTTTAAATAGAGGTGGTATCGTAGGTGCGGTATCTGTATTAAACAGATTAACACACTCAGAAAGAGATACACTATATGAAGGTAAGATTAACCCAATCGCTTCGTTCCCTGGTGAAGGTATCGTTGCATTTGGACAGAAAACTTTACAAGATAAGGCATCTGCACTTGATAGAATCAATGTAAGAAGATTAATGATTAAAGTTAAGAAGTATATTGCTTCTACTTCAAGATACTTAGTATTCGAACAAAATACTTCTCAAACAAGAGGTAGATTCTTGAATACTGTGAATCCTTATTTAGAAGGAATACAACAAAGACAAGGTTTATATGCATTTAGAGTAGTGATGGATGAATCAAACAACACTCCTGATGTAATCGACAGAAATATATTGGCTGGACAGATTTACTTACAACCAACAAAAACTGCTGAATTCATCGTGTTAGATTTCAACATACTCCCAACAGGAGCTTCATTCTCGGCATAAATTAAATAAAAATAAAAAAGAACTATATTTATAGTAGAATATAATAGGAGAAAACAAAATGGCAGAAGTATTAGAATTTAACGATATGTTTTATACCAACTTCGAACCGAAGATGAAGAATAGATTCATCATGGAAATCGATGGTATCCCTTCATATCTTATAAAAACAGCAAACAGACCTTCAATTCAGTTTGAAACTGTAACCCTTGACCACATTAATGTTAAAAGAAAACTTAAAGGAAAAGGTGAATGGCAAGATGTAGAGATTACTCTATATGACCCAATTGTTCCAAGTGGTGCTCAGGCAGTAATGGAATGGGTTAGATTATCTCATGAATCTCTAACTGGTAGAGATGGATATGCAGATTTCTATAAAAAAGACATTCAATGTTATATGTTAGGGCCTGTTGGAGATAAAATTGAACAATGGACTCTTAAAGGTGCATTTATCAACAATGCAGTGTTTAATGATTTAGATTGGGCGAATGCTACAGACCCAGCAGAAATCACTCTAACACTTTCTTATGATTACGCAGTTTTAGAATTTTAATACTACTCCCACATATTTTTATAAAGAAAAAGTTCTCTTAGTGAGAACTTTTTTTATGCATATATTCCAACTTTTTAAAAAGTATATATTTATATAAAACAATTAAAATTAAAGTTTATGGCAAATTACGATTTTCCTACCGAAGTGATAACACTCCCATCACAAGGTAACTGTTATTCAGAAGATAATCCCCTATCTAAAGGAACAGTAGAAATAAAATACATGACTGCGAAAGAAGAAGAAATTCTTGCATCGCAGAATCTGATACGAAAGGGGGTGGTTCTTGATAAGTTATTTGAGTCGATTATAGTAGATAAGGATGTGAATGTAGATGACATTCTTATAGGGGATAAAAATGCTATAATGTTAGCGGCTCGTATTTTAGGTTATGGTTCTGAATATCCAATTGAAATTGAAAATGAATTAGGAGAAAAGGAACAAATAACAATTGATTTATCAAAAATTCAAACAAAAGAAATTGATTATTCAAAAATTAATCGTGAAAATAAATATAAATTTCAAACCACCACAGGTAAAGAAATTGAATTTAGATTATTAACTCATGGTGATGAGAAAAAAATAGATACTGATGTTAAGGCTATGAGTAGATTAAATAAAGGTGGAACCACCTCAGAATTAACTACAAGATATAGATATATGATTCTTTCAGTAGATGGTGATACAAATACATCTTCTATTACTAAATTTGTAAATAATCAATTCTTAACAAGAGATACAAGAAAATTCAGAGACTTAATTAGGGAACTCCAACCTGATGTTAAAATGGAATTTGAATATGAGAATCCTAATACTGGAGACACGGAGGTGAAGCCCATACCAATGGGCGTGGGGTTTTTTTGGCCTTCCGAGTAACTACTCTGTTTTATTACATAAACAAATTTTTGAATTATGTTATTACGGAAATGGATTTACTCAGGCAGGAGTTTATAAACTACCTATTCATATCAGAAGGTTCTATTACAAACAATTACTTGATGCTAAAAAGAAAGAACAAGAAGAGATGAAAAAATCTCAAAAAAACATGAAAGGTTCTTCTCCAAAAGGGCCAAATATAAGAGTGAGGAAATAATTCCTCACTTTTTTTTTACTCTATATTTATAGTAGTATTAATATACCCACAAAGGAGATACTATGAAATTAACAAAAGAAGAAGCAAAACTTTTCAAAGAAACACACGATAAGTGGTTAAACGAAGGAAGTGTATTTGCAAATTTATTTGCAAGATATGTTAAAAGAAAAGTTAAAAATAATAAAGATATTAAAAATATAGTTTCTAAAGCTGATAGAGAATTAGAAAAATCAAGAAAAGATATTGAAAAATATTTAGGTAATGATAAATCTAAAGTAAAAGATGCTATACCACCAAATGTAAGAAAATCATTAGGATTTGATTATTAATATAATAAGGTAAATTTCAATGGCTACACCTAAACAACAAAAAGAATATAATTCTCAGTTAAAAGAGACAAAATCTCTTTTAGCAGATATGCAATCTGCCATTGAAAAAACAATTGATAAGTCAGATAAAAGAAATAAAAAAATACAAGAATTTATTTCTTTAAATAAAAAAGTTCTTGGTGATTTTAAAGAAGAAGCAAATGCAGAAAAGAGAATTGCAGATTTATTAGGAACAAAAGCAACTATTACTCAAAATATTGGTAATATGAAGGGTGCTCAAAAAAAGGCAGCAGAAAAAGAATTAAAAATTATTGATGACCAACTCAAAAGTGAAAATGAAAAAATTAAAAACTTAGTACAAGTTGAATCTCTTCAAGACAATATTGCTGATATAATTAATCAGAAATCTTTATTATCAAAAACTAATTTAGGTGTAAATGAAAAAGAAAAAGGTCAATTATTAGCACAATTAACTACACAAGAACAAATTTTAAGAAGTAAACTAAGGGAGATAGAAATTCAAGAAGCTGTTAATAAAACAGTTGATGATGTTGTTTCTAAATATGGTGAACAACTTGATAAGGTTGGTGATATATTAGAACAAATACCACTTATTGGTGGATTTTTAAAAAATCAGTTTGAGCCTCTAAAACAAAAAGGTAAAGAAGCAGCAAAAAAAATTGGAGAAGAATTTAAACTTAATTTTAGTAAATCATTTTTAGAAGCAAGAGCGGGTGGTGCAAGTTTCTTTAAATCATTTGCTGCAGGTATTAAGGGAGGTACAAAAGCGGCCGCGGCAATGGGTAAAGGTTTACTTGCAGCTCTTGGGCCAATTGGAGCAGCTGTATTAATACTCGCAACTGGATTTGCTATTGGTTTAAAATCGTTTAAAGCTCTTGATGCAGCTGGAAAATCATTTAGAGAAAGTACAGGTCTATTAGTATCTCAGACAGGTACATTAAATAGAAATATAGCATCTACAAGAGTTGAGTTTGCAAATCTTGGTGTAAGTGCTGAAGATGTTGCAAAAGCAGCTGCAGATTTCACAAACGAATTTGGTGGTATAGAAAAACCAGCTAGAAATGTTTTAGGTTCAATGGTAATGTTGAACAAAAACTTTGGTATTGGAACTGCTGAAGCTTCTAAACTTAACAAGGTATTCCAAAATATTGGAGGTTTATCAGCCGAACAATCACAATACTTAATTGGCCAAACTGCCGAAATGGCAAAAATGGCTGGAGTTGCTCCTCAGAAAGTAATTAAGGATATGGCAGATTCATCGGAATATGCTTACAAATACTTCCAAGGTTCTCCACAAGAATTAGCTAAAGCGGCAGTAGCAGCAGCTAAGTTAGGAACATCAATAGCTGAGGCTGGAAAGGCGGCAGATAACTTATTAGATTTCCAAAATTCTATATCAAAAGAACTTGAAGCAAGTGCTATTTTAGGTGTAAATCTTAATTTAGGACAGGCAAGGTACTTAGCTGCAAATGGAGATATACTTGGTTCACAACAAGCAATACTTGACCAAGTTGCTGGAATAGGTGATTTAACTAAATTAAATGTTTATGAACAACAGGCTCTTGCAGATGCAACTGGTATGGAATTTGATTCTTTAGTAAATCAACAAAGAATTAGAGAAAGATTTGGCAAATTAGGTAAAGAACAATTAGCATCTGCTCTTGCTTTAGCAGATGCTGGTAAAGATATTTCACAGATAAATGCAGCTGATTTAAAAAACCAAACAGCTAGAATGAAATCTCAACAAGAAATGGCTTCAGTAATGGAGAGGTTCAAAAATGAGACTGGAGCAATTGGAACAGCTATTGGTGATGCATTTAGACCTATTGCTGAATTTATTATGCCGATATTTGCAGATATAGCTTCTATATTAGGTAAAGTGTTAGTTCCTGCTTTTCAATTAATAGGTAAAGCATTAAGTATTGTGTTTGGTATATTAAAACCAATTTTTAGTTTTATATTAGCAGTTGTTGGGGGAATAGTTGGTTTATTTGGAAGTGTAATTGAAGTATTTGTGAATGGATTTGGATATGTTGCAGATGTTATAGGTCAAATCGGTGATTATATTGAAAAATATATTATCGGGCCGGTAAGAAGTTTCTTTGATGGTATTGGTAATTTTATTTCAACACTTGGTGGTCTATTTGGTTTTGGCG